AGGAAGTAATGGATGGTTTGTGTTCGCACCAGTGATTCTGATATGTTAGCCATAGTTCAAGATGCTCTATGGCAGTCATATCATTTCGTGTAATCGATCCCTCTGCCTTCATGGGGAATGAGAATACCATTGTATGCTCTGGACGCATTACGCATGGTTCTGCAACAAATCCCTTATCAATCATAAACTTACAAAGAGGATCCTTGACATCTGCACGAACTGTACGAATGTAGTATTCATTATGACGAGCATGAATACCACTAGCGGCATCTACAAGTTGAGATACAGTTCCTGATGGTTTCACGCAGGTTATTGCAGCCGCAGGATTGATACCAATCTTCTTCGCCCATTCTTCATTCGTCAAACGAGCCTCTTCCTTAAGTGTTTCAAGTAAAGCGGCAAGTTTGATCTTATCCTTTTCTCGCATTAAAGGATTATCAAGAATACCAGTCAAAGATACACCAAGAAGTGCCTCTTCTGTGCAGTTATGCTTCCATTCACTCGAAAGATATGGGAAATGAACCATTGAGGCCTGCCAGGTTCCTAGAATGCTTGCAAGTTGTACCTTGCGCTTTAGGGACTCTGGAGTATCGTTTTCCCGGACGACAACTTCACTTAGGTTGCAGAACTCCTTATCTCGCAAGATAATCTCTGAACATGGATTGGTGCCAAACTCATAGGATGAATCACGACGGTCACCCAGTTTAGCTACAGTCTTCTGTGCAGCATCACGGTTAAAGATTCCACGTTCGCCACTCTTAGACTTATAGAGAGAAACCCACTCTTCCATGAAGGTTCCAATTTCTGGTTTCTCCTTATATGCTACCGAGTTGTTTGCGAGAGCTCTCTGTGGATTATCAACCCACCATTGACCAGTTTTAGCGTCACGCATCCGTTCGTCCGTGAGGTTCGACAGCGAGATAAGTGCTGATCGACGCACCCCGCCGACAACGACAATTTCTGCAATTTTGCAGACGATATCATGACATTCGATGGAAGTAAGTTTTCGTCCCGAAGCTTTCTTAAAAGTGTTGACTGTGAAGTGGAACAGTTCATCCAGAGGTCTTGGGCCACTTGCGCGTCCTCCGAAAGTCTTGAGTCTCGCACCAGCAGGACGAATCTTTGATAAGTCCCATTTCGGGATTTGTCCACCAATAAGAAGGGACACCAATTCTCGGTAGGCTTTGGCCCACCCCTCTTTAGAATCTTTGACAACAATGACGGTATCGCTTTGAGTAAAGTGTTCAGATATTGTAGGAAGTTTTTCAACATACTGCCTCTCCACTGAAAACCCAACGCCTGTGCCGCACATGAGAATATATAGTATTTCATCGAATGCGCGAACCTTATTGACTGCAACATACGAGCAATTATACCCTGCGGTATTATCTCTTGCAAGTGCTTCTCCTGCGGTCATCAGTGCCCGCATGCTTGGCATTATCTCAAGATTAAGTACGGCAGTTTCAAGTTCCTTCCGTAGTTCAGATGGAAGTTTATATCCATGCTTTTCCTTAAGATGATTCTGGAAGAAATTGAAATAACGGGCAACAGTTTCTGCCCATGTCTCACGACGCTTTTCTTCTTCTAGCCAGCGCGAATAACGGGAAAGGTGTATAAACTCCTGATAGGGAGTGGGTAACTTAATTTCATTCATAATTTTCTCCTTTTTGGATTCCTCTTTGGGTTGGTAAGATATTTAGGTTAGATAATCCCATGAAACTGGGAAGAGTGGAGCAATCATTTCCTTGATTGCCGAAGCATATTCGCGGATTTCCCACTGGGCATGAGGATCTGATCTCTGCTTGCAAACTCTGGCATATGCCGCTAAAGATCCAGTCCACCACCATTCAGTATATGTTCCTTGTGGTAAAACAAAGCGAGCCTGTTCCGGTGCGACTCCATTTTCAATGAGTCTATTATAGACCTTTAATGATTCTGAGGCAACATTCTTGTAGAAAGAATCACATATTGCAAGAGTATCCTCATTTAAGATAAAATCTTCAGAACCTTGTTTTGCTCCATTTGATGGTTTAGATCTCCACTGTGGATTATAAATTTCTGGTTCATCAATAACATACCGTCGAGAAATTTCATTCTCTACAAATCCTTGCTTATGCTTAAAAAACTGAGTTCGAATTGAAATCGGAGCACGAATTCTTAGAGTGATTTGCGGATGTGCGAACGGAGTCCAGTGATTATGTTCCGCAAGATACTTGATAAGTTTCTTATCTCTTTCGCTAATTCGATATAGATCCTCTTCCCAATAAAAAGAGTTAGTCTCATCGAGTCTCTGCTTTGCCTCTTGATCTAGTTCCCAATCACTTTGCTTGTTAAATGATACTCTTGCGGCGTTTACCACAGTAAGATCATCGCCCATGTGAGAAACATATTGAACAAAACCACGATCCAACACAGTTATTCTTTTGTTTTGATTTTTTATACTCGTTTCCATGATGTAAATACCAATTGTGCTTTCAATCCATCAAATACATTCTTCTCAAGAATATTGTTAACATAATCAATACCATTCTTAAGAACCATGTCATTTATATCTTTCTCCTTACAATATTCTGGCCAAACACAAACCTTAAAACCAGATTCAATCAACTTCTTTTGAATGCCGACTGTATCGTGATTTCTTGGTTCATTATCTAAAACATAAATTGCATTTGGAAATATCTTTGTCATATCTATAAACGATCCAGTACCAAGACAGGCGACAGAGTTCTTAAGAAATGTACTGTCGATTGGCCCCTCGACAACATATACTTGCTCATTCTTATTTACTTTGTCAATTCCAAATATCAATTTATCTGTATCTTTCTTCTTTATGGTTAGATACTTTGGTGCATTCTTTTTACATGTAATACATCTTCCCTGAGCACCAACAACATCACCATTCTCATTCTTGACCAGTATGATTATCCTGGATTCATTCCGAGCATCATACGATTCATCGAATTGCTTTGCAAAGAGTGAGAAGTCATCAGTATAACCAATATCTTCCCATCTGTCTTCAGGAATCTTTCTAGATTCCAAAAAATCAATGCATTCTTTTGATTCGCGGGCTGGGGTAAAATGATCTACTTTTTTAGCAAATACTGGTGTGGAATCATATGGATAAAGTTTCTCCAAAGATGGTTTCTTGTAGTTAGCCTTACCTTCTTCCCCTGCAATAAAACGCTCAAGTGCATATTGCTTGCAAAGATAAGGAGAAACCTTTTCTAAAAAATTATAGAGATTAGAACCATATCCACAGTTATGACAACGATAGAAAAAGTCATTTCCTTTTTGATAAAAGAATCCACGGGCAACTGTTTTTCTCTTTGTGGAATCTCCGCATATTGGACACCTGCAATTTGCAAGATTATCCTTCTTCCACTTGAATCTCTTCAACAATGGAGAAACCATGCCAATATATTTTTTATCAATATAAGTTGACATCAAACTTTCCAGTCACTAACTTTTGCCAGATTTCTTGGTTTTGGTTTTGACTTTCCAAAGAAGTTATCTTCCTCTTCCTTTTGCTTCTTTGCGGTGTCTGTGATATATCCCTGGTCTTCAGAAGATACATCAAACATCTTCATCTTTGCTCGGTTTACACCAACAATGAACTTTCTGTTCTTTGCTTTATCGTTATATCGATTCTTCAACTGCTTAACCATGATCTGGCCAAGTTCATCTAGTTCTTCTGTGGCAATTAGAGCAAACATCAAATCGCAGGTTGCAGGCAAACCAAATGACTCTGAAGTATTTTCTAGATCGACATCTGTGTTACCATACCCTTCACGATTTGTCTGTGTTGCGGTAAACAAAGGAACATTATATTCAATTGCAAGTCCACGAAGTTCTTCTGCAATCGATTTAACATACTCGTAAGAATTTACATTCTTAGATCCCTTATGTCGAGAGGATGCACAGATGTTTAGGTAATCAATAAAAATAACATCAGGAACAAACTTCTTCTTTAGTTTAAGTTCATCCAAAAGAAATCTAAAATGATTAGCATTGGCAGTGGCAGTTGGATATTCTTTGATGATAAGTTTTCCCGTCACACCAGCAGCAACTGCTTGAAGTTTCTTGTCATAGACGGTCTTAGATAGAGATTTAAGATCATCTATGTTGGTATCAAGAAGGTTCGCATCTATGCGTTCTGCAATACGTTCTTCTGCCATCTCACAAGTGATGTAAAGAACATTCATGCTACTCTTCAAACAGTGTGCTGCATGGTGACAGAGAAATAGAGACTTTCCGACGCCAGTTCCTGCCATTACGACATTTAAAGTCTTTGCAGTAACCCCGTCGCGCGTAATTGAATTGAAGAACTCAAGATCAAACGGAATCTTCTTTTCTTCCTTGTGGTAGAAATCAAATCGCTTGCTTGAGTCTTCAATATAATCGTGTCCGATGTTTGGATCAAAAGAAATGGCAAGTGCTTTGCTCAGAATATCTGGAATCTCACCAGATGATTTCTGTGTCTTTCCATCAATAATATTGATAGATTCCATAATAGCATTGTAGATTGCCTTGTTTCTACAAAACTCTTCTGTTTCCTTGGTTAACCAATCAACATCCACTTTTTCGGCGGCAGTTGTGATTGAATCAACCACATCAGAAATATCCTTGACTTGTACTTCGGTTAGATTCTTTTCCTTGTCAAGAAGAATGAACAAAGCCTCCTTGGTGGGGAGGCTGTTGTACTTGAGAAAGTAATCCCTAACCGTCTCAAAAACAAACCGTTCAGAGAAATTATGAAAGTATTCCTTTGTAAGAAAGGGAGTTACTTTTCTAGAAAAGATCTCATCGGTAATTAGGTTATGTAGGATTACTTGCTCAATATTATTCATTCTCGTCCTCTGATACTAGTTCACCGGATCCATACTTGAACTCGGCGGCGGCAACAGAATTGATCTGATCCATTAGATCCTTGGTGAAATACTTTTCTGGATCTTCATAAATGTTCTTTTCAAACACCTTTGTACCATCCTGTAGTTCAATTCTACCACCAGACTTGGTAAGTATACCATGTTCTACTGCAAGGTCAATGAGTCCATAATAAGGATCTAGACCAGTTTCGTAATTTAGTCGAACATCTACTACTTTATTCTCCTTTGTAAGACGACCCTTGTGTTGCTTACAATGAATAATATTGCCAACAACTTCGCCAGATGAATCCTTGTCCTTCTTCTTTGAAAGATAAACAACGATTGATGCGGCATACTTTAGACCAGATCCACCACCCATCTCCTTCATGGGGACATATGCACCAACCACATCATATGTGTGATTAGTAATAATCATGGGAATATGGGCAATGCCAAGTTTAACAGTCAAAACACGGAAGGTTGACTTAATAACTTGGGCACGAGTCATGTCGCGGACTTCCTTCCCTTCGGCAGTGTCATTCATTTCTTTTGATGTTGACAACATGCCCAGAGAATCAAGAACAATCATCATCTTCTTCCGCTTGTTCTCTGGCATCTCAAGATACTTATCAACAATCGTGACAATCTGCTTTCTAAACTCTTCGATTGTCATCACGGGGAATACCGCAATCCGCTTTGGATCAACACCACGATTCTTGAACATTTCAGATGTCACTGCCTGTTCAGAATCAAAATAAAGCACAACTGCTTCCGGGTTATCCAATAGGAACTTTGAAACAATTCCCATTGTGATATAAGTCTTACCTGTTGCCTGTTCTCCTGCAAGGGCAACAATCTTGTTATCTGGAATGCCACCATAAATGTCACCAGAAACTAATGCATTCAGAATGTGACATCCAGTATTAATCAAAAATCCAACATCACTAGTAGGCAAACCATCATTCACTAGTGTGGCATACTTGTTGCCAGATTCCTTTACAATGCTATTCAAAAAATCACTCATAATATCTCCTTAACCAAATAATGATTCCAATGTACTAACTCTTTCGCTCTTCCAACCAATCCTTTAAAAAATCCATTACTTATTCTCCTTGATATCATAATAGTAGTTGTCATCATGTCCGTCAATAATCCAGCGATCACTTTCCCCCTCACATCTCCAAGATGTATTATCAACCTTGAAGTCTGGATTCTTTGGGAAAGGTTTAGTCACAAAGGACATATTCTTCCAATAGACTCTGTTGTTTGGTTGTAGAGTATAGTTTCCATTATCTAGAGCAATCATATGAAGACACTTATACTGGCTTGGCTCATCAGAATAAGAATTTCTATACCAGTCAAATGTCATTACATATTCTCCCCAATGTTCTGATTTGTCCTTTAGAACTACTTTTGCTCTTGTATCAAAGAGAGCATCGTATTCAACAACAGAAACATTTTCATGGAAGCAATCCCACAATTGCAAATGATCTAGTGGCATTAGTGGAGCTTTTTCTTTCCAACAAAGCATATGAATTGGAACTCTGCTTCTTACTAGGCCATAGTCAGTCATGACATGGAATGTCATTGCGCTACCAGAACATGATTGAGCACCAAATACCATGACCTTATCGAATTCCCCGATATGGTCCTTGTGCTGATACATATGTTCTTTTCTAAGGAAACAATAAAATTGATTGATGTTTACATTATGCAAATAAGGACTCCAGTGTATTTCGTCTTTCTGTCTGCCACCCAATGGCTTCTACGATCTT